CCAAAGAGTAGTTGACAAGATGTTGTAAGAAGGACACAATTCACCCGAAGGAGCTATATCCATGAGAGACGGCGACCCCGACATCAAGCCAATCCCAGGACCGAAAACGGAAGAAGCGATTCCCCAAGCTGGGCTGAAGATGGTGATTCCAGCCGAGGTTGAGGAACCCCGCGAGGCGGAGGAAGATGCGCGGCAGGGCGGCAGAATCTTCACCAAGGAGTATTCCAGCGAAGAGACGCGCCCGCAAGAGCTGCACAGTTCGGTGAAGTACCAGGAAGAGACGGCGGACCCGGCAGAAGTGCCGGATTTCGTTGCCTACACCGACCTCACCAAGCCCCGCGAAGTAATCGAGGACTAACGTGGCGCGACATCTGCCAAGCGCTCGCTCGGGGTCTGACCCGCGCATCGAGGCGGCTTTCCATGAAGTGCATGAGAAGACGCCGCACAATGTTACGGTCACGGGCAAGACAGGCGCAGCGAAAAACAAGATGCTTACGGCCATCGCTTTATCGAAGGCCAGGGCAGCGGGGGCCAAGATTCCCGGAGGCAAATAAATGGCACGCGAACGTCAGGCAGGCTACGTCACCAAGCAAAAAGACGAAGGTTTCGGGCTGGGCGTGAACATCAACCGCTCGCCTTCTCCGAAGATGAACCTCATGCCCAGCGGCATCACCAAAGATGGCGTGATACAGCCTCCATTCACGGGCTACCGCGAAGTGATTCCTCCCGGCAAAATCGGTTCAGTGGAAACGCAAGACCCGATGGAGCCAGCGCCGCAAAAAGTCGCCACCGTGCCGTACTATGGAGGCCCGGAACTGCGCGACGTGACATTGCATGATGCCGTGAAAGCAGTGCAGGACGGCGAGGAATTCCCCATTGAATTTCAGGAATACGGCACTTTCGAGCCGCGCACCGCGCCCATGCCGCGAGCCGCGCAGGACAGCGTATACCTTCCTGGGGCTGGCAAGAACGTGGCAGACCCGCGCATGACGGACTGGGATTCCAGCGAGATTTTGCAGCCGCATCCCGGCGACCAGCCCGACCGCCTAGACCTCTATGGGCCAAACCGCGATGGCATGTTGCATAATGAAGGGCATCCGGGCTTCAAGGCCGTGCAGAGCCACATCGAGAGCGAGGGCTACACGCACGAGCAGGCAGGGGCAATCCTGGCCAGCAAGACTCGCGCCGCCTCCAAAGCTGCACATAAGGCCAATCCCCGGCTTTCGAAGGTAAAAGGCTAGCCATGACTCCAAGGGCTGCTTTTATAAAGAATGCTGACCTGAAAAGATTAGCTGCCTATGCCTGGGACGCCATGCAACTTGCTTCCACCCATGACCCCGATTTAGCGAAGTCCATTAAACAACTAGAGGCGTTCAATCGTGGCTATTGGTTGCGTCACGATGAATTAATATCCCGCATCGAAATCCTTGGGCGTCAGGTTGAACGGTTGGGAGCACCGCAATATCGAATTGTCCGCAAAGTGAAGGGATTGCACAAATAATGGCAGTACCAGAACCCACTCCAGAGCAGATTGCATCCCGTGCCACGCTAAAGAGCTTTGTCGAGCGCATGAGGCCAAAAGTGCGCCGCATGGTGGGGAACATCAAAAGCGAGTGGTTTGGGCGTCCTGATGAGGAACTCAAGGGCTGGGTGGAGCGCGGGCGGGCTATCGAGGAAATCAAGGATTCTCTGGGTTACCGTCTCATTTTGACACAAACCCACAAGGAAATTGCCTGGGCACAGTCTCAACTTGAGATTTGCGACCCAAAGGATGTAGTGGACTTCAGGTGTTACTTGAGGTCCTTACGATTTCTACAGGATTTCATATTGACCACGGAGAAGAACGCAGACATAGCGGGCACGGTGCTGGCTGGCAGGGAAGAGGCCATAGGGCGCGAAAGTTTGGCCTTTGTCAAGAGTGCTGTGCCGGGAGATAGATACTGATGCCAAATCCGGTTCCTACGACGGGCGAATTAAAATTGGACCCACAGGCTTCATTATATCCTCCAAATGCAGCGCCAATTGCTGATGTAGGAAAACCACAACCGCCGATACGTCCCACAGACGTTCCGCCGCCTACCAAGATTGAGCAGCCGGTGGCGGTCAAGTCGCGGCGCATGGCCGATGAGACGCCGGACGGTCATATCCGCGACACCTCCACGGAGGCTTTGCGCGATGGCAACAGCTTAGGATTCCGCAATATCTCGGACGAGGAGCTGGCCAAATCCGCAGCGCCACCCCCCGAAGAGACAACCCCAACGACTAAGGCAGCGGAACCCCCCAAAGAGACCCCGCCCGCTCCTCCGCCCGAGAAAGTCTACGCGGGCAAATTCAAGTCCGCTGAGGAACTGGAAAAGGCTTACGAGGAAGCACAGTCGCGCATGACCAAGGCGACCCAGGAAGCCGCAGAGCTACGCAAAAAAGTTGCTGAAGCGCCCCCGCCTCCGCCTGCGCCAAAAACACCCGAGCAATTAGCGGCAGAGGAAGTGGAAAAGAATGCTATCCTAAACGAGTTTGTTGCTGACCCCAAGACATTCTTGGAAAAGCGCGACCAGAAGAACCTGCAGACAACAGTGGTCGCACTCAATGCGCAGCGATTGACAGAGCAATGGCGCAAGGACAACCCGGATTTAGCAGAACACGAAGTCAGAGTTGCCTTTGAGGCAACCCTATTGGCACAGTCTGACCCCGAAATAGCCAAGGACCCGTTGCGGTTGTTGCAGACCGCCACGGACAATTTCAGGCAATTCACCGGGAAAATCAGGACTGAGGGAGCAAGGGAAGCCCTGACTACAGAGACGCGGACTATTCCGCTTCTCAGCGGTACAACTCCTCCAGCTACGGAACAACCTACCCAAAAGGCTCCGCTGACAGCAGATGAGGCTTATCAAATCCATCTGAAATTCCTGAAGGAGAACGAGCAGCGTTCGCATCGCGGTTTAAGGCGATAGGGCGCTGATGTCAGCCTGGGTCTCCCGACCCGGTAAAGGAGTCAAGCTATGCCGACACAACTGTTCGGCACAAACTCACTGGGCGGCTACTTCACTAATAATGAGTTGTCGCTGCAGTTGAGAATCAAGGCGCAGCCGCTCAAGCGGTTTCGTCAATTTGTGCAGATTAAGGGTGCCAAGGGCGCACGTCGAGGCAACAAGGTGTATTTCGACAAGTTGCAGCCCGTGGCTGCCGCTGCATCCACTTCGGGATTGGCGGAAACAGCGACCATTCCCGAAACCAACTTCACCATCAACCAAGGCACGCTGACCATCCAGGAATACGCGAACGCCATCGCCTTCACCAATCAACTAGTCGCACTCTCCGAATTGGACATTGACAATTCGGTAGTGCAAACGCTGATGAACGACATGGCTATCACGCTGGACTCGGTGGCAGCGGCGCAGTTCCAAGCTTCCGACCTGACCTACGTTTGCTCGGCTTCCAACAGCGTGAACCTGGGAACCAACGGCACTTTCACTTCCACGGCCTCTTCCAACCTGAACGGCACCAACTGGCGGTATATCTGCGACGACATGCGCAAGAAGAACATCCCGTTCTACGACGGCCAGAGCTACGTGGTGATTTGCTCCGTGAACGCGCTGTCCGGCTTCTTCAACGATGTCCAGACAGGCGGCTTCGTGGACGTTACCAAGTACAGCGAAACGCTCTCCGAGTATCTCTATCGCGGGGAAGCGGGACGCTACTACATGGGGCGTTTCGTCGAGGAAACAAACGCACTTTCCAACCTCAAGGGCACATCGCTGACAGCCGGGGAAGCCTGCGCGGTCGGCTTTGACGCCGTGATGGAGGGTGTGGCCATTCCCGAGGAACTCCGCGAGAAGGTGCCTACCGACTACGGGCGGTCGCAAGGCATTGCCTGGTACGCCCTTTTGGGATTTCAAAAAATATGGAACCAATCAAATGCGGGAGCCGGTAACGGCGATTCCTCAGAAAGGATAGCCCATATTGGGTCCCTGTAAAGGGAACTGAGAGGAAACGACTATGGCATACAATGACGTAAGGTCCTACATCACAGTTCCAGTAGTGGCGCAAAACATCGTCTCCACGGCTTCGGCTGCGGTAGCCACTACAACGACAACTGGATTTGTTCCAGTTCTTGAACCGAGTTGGCTATGCAGCCTTGCCTGTGCTATCACGGTTGCTCCTGCGAGCAAGCCTCCATCGGCTTGGAGCGCATACGCCTTGGTATACACGCTGACTGGCACAACTACCACCACCAAGACAACTACCGCTGTTGTTTCGACATCGGGGGCCGTAGGCGGTTTAGCTTATGGCACATTTACTCCGAACTCGTACCCCATAGCGGGCAACGTCTCGAACCTCTGCCCCATCAACGTAATTTTCGCCGGCACGGGCACGGCGAGCGAGACGGAAACTATTGGTGCATCCCAGATTGTTGTGGGGCTTGCGCCGCAATTTGTCTAATCATGGGAGCGGCTCGTGAGCGAAAACGGAGAACTCAAGCAGTTCAACGCTAAACCCTCGGGCCGCTCTTCCATTGTTCTTGGTGCCAAGTACCAACGCGGGTTCATCATCCGTCCCGAGCAGGTACTTGCGCTCTTTTACGACACACAGCCGGGAATTCCGCTTCCCAAGGACTGCGAGTACAAAGGCCTTGGTCTCAAGGATGAAGGCGCGGACTCGGAAATTCAGTTCTACTTCACTTCCGTGTCCAATCCCACAGTTACCTGCTTCGCGCTCAAGCCAGAGCAATTCTTCAAGAAACTTGTGGAACTCTCGGACGGGTTATTGCCGTTGGATTCCGAACTGGACGGCATAGAGATTAGCTCGCGCTTCACGGTGATTCTGTTGCGGGTGAAGTCCTCGCACTGGCCCGCTCCACTTACGCCGGATTTGCCGCTGTATCACCTGCGCTATGACCTCGGCAGATTGCTTCTGGTTGACCCCAGCAAGGCCGTGGAAAAGGAAAGGAGAATCCTGATTCAATGACTTGGCGGGCTGAGGAAAGCGATAGAGGCGAAACCACCAAGATTCATGACCGTATAGCGTCCTACGTGTTCGGGCATGGCGTGGATTTGGGCTGCGGGTGTTTCAAGCTGAAGGTGGAGAAGACGCCACAATGCAGTTGCTTGGGCGTGGACATGGGCAATTCACTGCCAGCCTGCAAGGAAGCGGACATTATCGCAGACGTGGCCAACCTCAAGATGTTTACCAACGAGTCCTTCGATTACGTCTATTCCAGCCACACGCTTGAGGACATGCCCTATCCCGAAGCGGTTTTGCGGGAGTGGTGGCGGCTCATCAAGCCCGGTGGGAACCTCATCCTGTATCTGCCCTTGACGCGCAGGGTAGCGAAGGAAATGGGCCGCGAGGATTGGGAAGGCTTCTACCCGAACGTTGGAGAATTGGGTGCGAACGTGTGCCACCAGCGGGACCTCTACCCCCAGGAAATTCGGGACGCTATCGGCAAGATGGGCCAGGCGGAGATACTGGCCGATGAGATTCGGGGAGAAAAGGATGAGTACAGTTTCTTGCAGGTCTATCGGAAACTTGCTAGTGCTCACTCGCCAGCGAAAGGCATCACCGCAAAGGGTGCAGATAAGCGTGCCTTGGTCGTGCGTTATGGCGCTATTGGTGACTTTATTCAGACCATGCCGGTGCTCAAAAAGCTCAAGCAGGAAGGCTACCACGTCACAGTGAATTGCTCGGCTGTGGCCCGAGAAGTTCTCAAGTATTGCCCCTACGTGGACGAACTGGCGGTGCAGATTCAGAACTATGTGCCGAACAAGGGCACAGGTCCAGGCTCGCCACTATGGGAATACTGGAGCGAGATTGGCTCCAAGTACGACAAGTTCATCAATCTGACGGGCGCGGCGGAAGAAAGCCTACTCATCCCTGACTCGCGCCTGATGCTGATGATGGAGCAGATTGGGGAGAAGCATCCCGACCTTAACGAAGAAAACCGCTTTTACAACTCCATTCGCGCCATCCAGAAGCAAGTGGGCGATACCAATTACTACGATAACCACTTGGAGAAGGCTGGCTACCCGGACAGGGGAATGAATGGGGAACTCTTCTTCAGCGAGCAGGAAGAAATCATGGCCCAGGGATTCCGGGACAAGTATCCAGGGCGTTTTATCGTCATGTGGGTGCTGTCCGGGTCCAGCTATCACAAACGCTATCCCTATTTCCAGCAAATCGCCCAGGAACTTATCGTTAAGAATCCTGACATTCTCCTGGTTAGTGTTGGCGACCCAGAATGCGCCCTAATCGAGCGTGCAGAGTCCAACCGCTATCTTCCCCGCGCTGGAAAGTGGCTTCTGCGCACATCGCTCGTAATGACAAAGTACGCGGACCTGGTAATAGGGCCGGAAACGGGTATCCTTAATGCCGCTGGGTGCTTTGACACACCAAAAATCACATTTCTGTCTCATTCTAACCACAATAACCTCTGCAAATACTGGAAAAACGATTTCTGTGTCTCTCCTGACACAAAGGAAGTGTTTTGCCATCCTTGCCATGTGCTGCATTACATCCATGCGGTAAACGGCGAATGTCCCACCTGCAGGGGTTCTACGCACTCCGTGGTAGGGCCGGAAGTGCCGAAAGGTATGGGCGGCATGTGGACCTGCCCCTATGAAGTAGCTCCGGGTACGCGGGATGAACGCGGCTTGGGCGTGCCCTCGCCGCTTTGCTGCACTCGGTTGAATGCAGAGACGGTGTTGGCAAGGGTGAATGAAGTTTACGGTAGATGGTGTGCTGGAGAATTTCGGAGGGCTGCGCTTGGAGTGTTTTAATGGCTAACAATCCCGTCTGGACAAAACAAGGCGTAATGATTACGCCAAATACACATGATTTGAATGGTGGTATAGCTCTATCGGGGACTGAAGAATCAAATGTCCTTTATGAAGCAAATCCTCAGATTCTTTCTGCGAACCCCGACGGGAAAGTTTTCAAGATGTGGTTCTCGGGTGGCGTGGACATTTGCTACGCCGAATCCAACGACGGCTTAACGTGGACCCGGTACACAGGAACTACAAACGGTGTTGTATTAGCCAACTATGCTCATAGTCGTCTGTTTAAAAATGGAAGCACCTATTATTTATATGCAAACCCCGGTCTTTCCTTTACTCAGATTGATTGTTACACGTCGTTGAATGGTTTGAGTTGGGCGTTGGCAAAGGCTTCGGCACTGACAGCAGGGGCAACATATGATGCTGCTATTGGTCAACTTCAGCCTGTCTACAATAATGGGACGCACTGGATTGCGACTTACAGTTGTGCAACTACGTCGTCTTCAAGTCCTTATGGTTTCGCACTTGCTTATTCAACAGACCTTTTGAATTGGACGAAGCAAGGAAGTCCGGTTACTCTTGCTTTTGCGGAGCCTGTTGTTCAAAATATTGGCGGGACTTATTATTGTTGGGGGCACGGGACTTCACAAGGAAGCGGCGCGACTCCTACGGATGGCTATCGAGCACAGTTCACTGACGGAACTCTGACGGCTATTACAGGCTTGTCTGAGACATTCCCGCGCACAAGCGTATCCGAAGGCTTCTTGAGTAATGACGGGCAAGTAGCTGATTTTTCAATGGTGGAAGTCAATGGGCAAACCTTCCTCTATTATACGGCGACCGCATCGGGTAATTCAGGTACGGGCTACACGCTTCAGTGTGCTACAGCAAACGCGACCCTCGCCCAGCTTGTGACCGGGAACGAAGGCGTGATTCTGCCCAATCTGTTGTTTATACAAGGCCCGGCTGCGAGCACGCAATCGGGAACAACTGTATCCATCAGTTATACGGAAAATACCACCGGGAACTCTTTGTTGTTGGCGGCGGTATTGGTATATAACAGTTCCGGTAGCGCGTCTTTCGTAAGTTTAAAAGACGATTTAGGAAATAACTTTACTAAGATAGGAAGTTTTCAAGGAACTCCGGTACCGAACGGGGCGTGGGGTCTTTTTTATCTTCAAAATGTTCCTGCTGGCGGGGCGAGAACGATAACCTTGATTTGCTCGGGAACTTCGGCTGTTGAACTATCTATTTTGGAGTATATTGGGCAGGCGGCTAGCCCGATTGATACATCTGCACTTACTGGACCGAATGCTTCGAGTGCTTCTTTAGTGACACCAAATATTGTCACCAATTTTCCAGATGAAACTATTCTGGCTCTTGGGAGAGCTTACGGTCAAACAGCAAGTGCTGTCAGTGGTTCTTTCAATCTTAGAGTCGCCCTTACGGAGCAATCGGCTGACGCGAATGTAGCATCGGCTGGTTCTGTAACAGGGCCAACTTTTACATTACCTTCTCCTGTTACTTATTTTGCCGGAACAGTTGGCGTCAAGAGCGGCTTGAGCGACCCGCAAACCTACGAAATTACGGGAAACGCGGGTATCGCCGGGGCAACGATTTCGTGGTCTGGTGGAAGCACAACTGCGGATAGCTTGGGTAATTTCAACACAGGTCCGCTGGCGAATGGCAGCTACATTATTACTCCGTCTAAAACTGGCTATACCTTCTCCCCAACCAGCGCAAGCGTGATAATCAGCGGCGCGAGCATCACGGGTGTGAATTTTGGGGCGGCACAGACCTCGCTTGGTACGTCCACATTGCTTGCTACGTCCACATTCAATAGCGAGCAGCTTAATCTCGGGCAGATTCGGTCTCAAACTGAGACGTATCTAATGAACACGTCCACGGACGTGAACTCGCTGTCGTGGAGTGTGGCAGAAATCAACGGCTACATCAACGAAGGTGTGCTTTATACCCAGCAAGCGACCGAATGGTTTCAGCAATTTGCCAACATCGTTTGCACGTCCTCCGTTTCGACCTACACAGGGCCAGATACGGTGTACCAGTACCAGCGCATGACTTGGGACCGAGAGTTCATCCCGCAAACAAACGAGTACGAACTGGACCGCGACGACCCAAGTTGGCGCTTGGCGCAGCCGAACATCAGTCCCTACCGCTTCTATTTTCCGCAAATGGGCCAGCAATTCCAGGTCTGTCCGTATCCCACGCCGTCGCAGAATGGCTTCCAGTACGCGCCTTTCAGCCAGGAATACGGCTGCGTGTGCAACTTTTTGAACTCTGACGGGTTGACAGCGGACACTTCTTACGCTTTCAGCCAGGAATACGGCATTGTGATTGGCGTAGCCGACACCAATGGGGCACTCATCCTGTTCCAGCCGGACATCGTAGCCAATCCCTTTGTGCCTACGAACGGCACCTACGCTTCCAGTCCTGACATCGGGGAACTGCAGATTTATTCCACGGATGAGTTGAATCTTGGCGCTCTCTTCACGCGCATTCCCGACACGCTGGTGCTGGACACGGACGTGCCGCAACTTCCCGTGCAGTGCCACTTCGCTTTGGCCATGTATGCGGCCATGAAGTGCTTCGTGCGCGAAGGCGAATTTCAAGACTTGCAGCTTGCCGCAGCGTGGTTCCAAGCCTACGGCGACTGGATGGAATCGGTGCTGGAGAACAAGAGCCGCTGGTGGAGCACGCGAGTACGCTCGCTGGAGCCGTTCGAGGAAGGCTCGCTATTTGCGAAGCGTCTCAATGCAATCGGCTATCCGATGCAGCTAGATTTGCAGCCCAGCTATGGGCCATAAGGAGAATCTATGAACTGGAAACAGAAATTTGTACTGGCAACGATGGTGGCCGCAATGCTTGGGTTGCTGGTTGTGACGGCTTGGCCGCAAGGCACCATCCCGCAATCCACCTATCAGCAGGCCAACAACCTCGGAAATCCCGTGGCCGTAGTTCTTGGGAACATTCCAGGGACTACCGACCCCTGTTTGAACAGTACACTCAAGTCCAGCGTGGTCATCAACATTTCCTCGGCAACAACTACGCAGCTTGTTGCTGCAGTAACGGGCAAGGCTGTTTACGTTTGCGGATTCTTATTTACCATCAGCCAGGTAGTTACAACCGCAAACACACTTGGATTTGAATATGGCACAGGCACTAACTGCGGCACGGGCACAATCGCACTAACGGGGCTTCTGGGCGGTGGCGGAATAATTGCCGCTCCGCCTATAACTGTGCAGGCCCCATCGGACGGTACGGATTTTTCAGCGCCAACAAGCAATGCCCTGTGCGCCGTAACAGCCATTGGTGCCACTGGAAGTTTCCAAGGCTACCTGTCGTATGTTCAGCAGTAGGAATTAATGGCGATACAGAACTACACTCTCGCGGCCTTTCTAACCGAGACAAAAACCCGGTTGAACGAGGCGTCGAATGATGGCTTGTGGTCCACGCCGGAACTGACCATTTACATCAATCACGCCCTGCTGAGAATCGTTCTGGATTCTCGTATCCTCGAAGCGGATACGCCCATCAATGTGGCTGCGAATGTGGCCATCTACACGTTTCCAACAAACATGCTGACGCCGCTGTGGATTTACGGGCCACAGCTATGGGGCAGCTTGCGGCTTTTTCCTTCGTTCCTGCTCTCGCTAGACAAGCAGTATGGCGGAATGTACCAATGGGAAAAGGACTCTTCCAACTGGTCGCAAGGCTTTGTGCCTTTCAGCTACAACCAGTTCATCCTCTGGCCTGCGCCCAGCACCGCCACCACGGTTACGCTGCATTATGTTCCCATACCCACGCCGCTAGTCTACACCAGTGACACCACGAATCTGCCGCTGGTGGCGCAGCGCACCATTCCTATTTTTGCCTCGTATCTGGCGCTGCTCAAGAGCGACATGCAAAAGGCTACGAACTTCAAGAAAGAATACAAGCAGCGGCTCGTATCAGTGCTGGAACTCACGCGCCACCAGTTGCAGGACCGGCCTACCGTGATGGTTCCAGCGCGGGGCTTTGACCGTTCGATGGCCAACCCCTCGATACGCGCCTATCGCAATAGTCGGAGGTACTACGGATGACTGGACTGGACAGAAAAGAATATAAGCACGACTACTACATGCGAAATCGAGATGAGATTCGCCGCTGGATGCGCGATTATCACGTAAAGAACAGAGAAGCAAGAAACGCCGCGCCAGAGTTGCTTAGAGTATTGGCAGCCTGGGTGGAGGTAGACCAATTGCAAAATTAATTACTAAGGGTTTATTGGGTCTTCAAGATTTAAGTATCGGAACTTCCACTTTCACCCGCGCCACTTCCACGGGTGGCACGCAGACGCTCAACCAAATCAACTCCACGAATCTTGGCTCGGGTTTTCCGCTCAATCTATCCAGCCCGCTTACACTGACGGGGGTTTACAGCGGAGGCAACACAACCTACACGTTGCCCACATCGCCTAACGTGATTTGCATGGTTTTTCGCAACGGCCTTTTGCAGCAAGGAGGGGGAATTGACTACACGCTTACGGGTACCAGCCTTGTTTTTGCTGGCCTCAATACTACCAGCGATGTTGTTGCTGTCGTCTACTAGCTGGGCGCAGACCAAGATTCGCGCCGCGCAGATTTATCTGAGCGACGTGTTCGCCTTCACCGGCAACAACACCCATGCGGGTACGGAAACATTCAACGGCGCTGTGACCATGAGTGGCGGAGGCAGCCTCTCCGGGTCATATAGCGGCAATCCGGCCTTCACCGGCACACCCACATTCGCCAACTTTACATTTGGCAACGTCACCAGCACTTCGGCAAATCCGGCGCAAACGGGATTTATCCGCATGGCCTATGGCGATGGTCTCAACATGCGGAATTCCAGCAACAGCGCCGATGTTACTTTGATTGGCTTGGATAGTTCGGGAAACATCCCTATTGGCATACAAGGTTATGGCACCACCTACATCGTGAGCGCAAATGGTTCATCGGGTATTGGTTCGTACCTACCCCATGTGGGTGTCGGCGCTCCTTTCTATGTATTTGCGAGTGCGGGTTCTGGAGGACCAGGTGGAGCGCTCTATTTGCAAGGGGGCGCGGGCAGTGGAAGTAATTCGGGGGGAAGCGTTTATCTACAACCCGGAAGCGGAGTATCGGGACCGGGCACAATCGTCGCCGCTGGCACTGTCACCGCAACAGGAACAGCGGCAACTCTTACTGGCACTGGAGCCTGCGCTACAATCACTACACAATTAGGTGGTGCTTGGGCAGGGTCTTTCAAATGTACAGGGACTACCGGAGCTAGCACGGTAACGGTGTCACCGGGGACTACAGCTCCTAACGGATGGGGTTGCAGCATAGATGATGAAACAAACTGGTCCGCCGCAAACGCATGGCACCAGACTTCACACACACAAACAACTTGTGTTTTGTCTTCTGCGTCTATCACGGCGAATGACGTAATGGTTTTGAAATCGGCGGTGGCCTACTGAGTCAAGAGAAGATACTTTCGGATTATTCGGGCGGCATAAACGCCTTGGCCCCGGTGGACAAGCTCGACCCCAAGGAATGTCTGCTGGCTGAGAACGTGCGCCTCGATGAAACTGGCAACATGCAAAGCGCGGGAGCCTTCACACACCAGAACGCTTCA